CTATTGCCAGAGTTATAACTCCAATGAGAAGAATATTGTGACCAGTTTCCTGTACCGCCAAACCAATAAAAAGTTGAATTATGCAAGGTAATTCCATCAGCAATAAAGCTATGGTCGCCACTAATTGTCATTTTCCAAAAAATACCTTCTTCGTCATCAAATGATTCAATCGACTCAACCACAATGTCTTCATCACTATCTGAATAAAGCACATCACCAACCACCAAATCTTCAGCGTGCTTACAAACTAAATTAGCCCAAACATTTTGAGTTGAATAAAAAGTGTATTGCCCGTTAACTGTGTAATACTTTTTATTAATGTGGACTTCATTACCTTCTTCATCTGTATAATCAGGAAATGCTTTATGAGGCATCATTTTTTCAATGTCCTTGATAGTATTATATTTTTCTTCACCAGTGACTAAATCGTAATACAAGACTTCCTCGCCAATCGAGCAGTCTTGTATATCTTTATATCCTTGTCTAGTTAATATTTGCATCTTTTAATGAATAACTTTTTCTTTTTGAACGTTGCTACCGTCCTTTCGGTTGGCTTGCCATCCTAGGTGATATTCAACGTGGTGACTTATCTCTTTGCCGGTATTCACGTTGCTGGTATGGAAATGTCTTCTAAAATAAATAATTCTAAAATTGGTCAAACCTTCTTCGACTTCTTCTTCGATCTTTTTTTCATTTTCTTCAAAGTGACCATCAGTCAAATCGACTAATAATTTATAGCCGTTTTTTTCTAACCAAAATTTTTCAATTGGTAAATCCTTCACATCAAAAAAAGCAGACTTCTCGGGATTAGTCCTGGAAATATCTGCCTTTGTTTGATGATAAAATTTATTATTTTCGTACTGACAACCGAATAAATATTTTAATTCAAACGGTTTATCGTTAAATATAACTGCCATTGTATTGAAGTTAATTAATAAAATTTTATCTTTAAATTATTCAATAGTTTCTTCTTCGACTGGAGTTTCCTCCGGTGTTACGCCGTCATCAAAGACAGCCAATTCTTCTTCTTTTTCTTCATCTGTCAAAATTGGTGTTCGGTCAATTTCTCGATCGTTTGCCAATTTATGTTCGGCCAAAAATTCACTCATACCTTCGACAGTTGTGCCGTATGGTACTTTGATGAAATGACCGCAAACGCTACAAGTCAAAGTAATGTCCTTGTCAGTCCCTTCGATTGTCAAGTTGTGAACTTTGTCTTCGTTGCATTCTGTACAGAAAGCTAATTTAGTAGCCATATTTTTTTGTTAACTAAGTTAATAAAATATTTGGATTAGTTCTCGTCATACTGAAGCGTTGCGGTCATTATTGCTGTATCACCGGCCGATGCTGACACGGTGGTCTGCAATTGGGTGATCAAGTATTGAGTATAACCTGCGGCACTCAATGTGGCGGCGTGTGTGGCACTCTCTGGACCGGCTGTAGCAAATTCCACAGCTAAGCCTGAGCCAATAGCTACGATGCTTGTAAAGTCAGTGGTCAAAGCTGCATTAGCACTTGTGGCCGGGGTAGCATAGGTTGAGCTGACCGTGCCTTTCAAAGTCAAGCCTGTGCCTAATGTGCCGGCCGTATGAGCAGAATATTTACCATTTAAAATCTGGTTAAATGTACCGGTAAATTTACCGAATTGGTATTTGGAATAACTGTTATTCCCGGCTGTAATTGGATAAGACGAATACAAAGCTGTAGCATCGTCAATATTTTTCCAATTATATTGTGTAACGGCTGTCGCTCTAGTTGTGCCTTTTAATGGGGAACCAGTTTGCGCACCGTTGTCCTCGTTGTATTCAAATGTGGCAGACATAAATTTATATTAGATTGATTAATGTATTAATCAGCAAATCCTAGAAAAAAAGCCGATAAATAACCGGCTTTTTATTATAAATAATAGCCGGGGTGACTATTGACTATTTAACCATAGCAGTAACTGCGTATGTAAATACTCCGCTAGTTGAGCATACTCCGCGATAACGCAAGCGGTCGCCAATACCAAATTGTCTAGTTGCACCTGCTGCCGCATCGCTTGTGACGTCGGCTACAGCGGTCGCTCCTGGGTTATCTGACTTCAATGCCATTACCTGCTTTTTAGCTCCACCATTGCCCAGAATTTGGGCAAAATGGCCTATGTTAATCCAAGTATTGCCACCGTCCGGGCTGGTATCGATATAAACGTCAAGTGTATCGCCCACAGCGGTGGCTGCTTCTAATACATTCAACATGACCAATGCCTCTCGGTAAATAATACGCGATCCGCCTTGATCATCATATCTAACACCTGCTCCAGTAACCGTTCCAACGCTTTGTTCCTCCGAAGCCCTTAATGTTAAGATTTGAGTTTTCATAATTATAATTCATCAGCATCAGTCTTGACATTTTTTTTGGTTGTCGTGACTTCTGATTTAATTTCCGGCTTAACCTCTAAGCCAATTTTTTCAGGCTCAACGCCTTTTACCGAACGCGAAATATTTGTCTTTTCAATCGCGTCCAATTCAATAAGCTGTCTTACGTTATGCTTATCGTTAATCTCTACCGTGTCGCCGATGTTATAATCGACTCCATCATGTCGAAGATTTTTTCTAACCAAAAAATTTGTCATAGGTTTGATGTTAATTTTATTATTCACTTAGTTGGTATTCAACAAATAATGTTGCTTTACCAAGCACTAAGACTTCAGTAGAAACGACAGCCTTGAGTTCACGCTCTGCTGTCAATGCAATCATGGTTGCTGCGGTGCCGACAGGAATGGCGGCTTTAATACCTAGTGTGCCAAGAGTTGCATCACTGACAGCAACGGCTGCTTTTAGATCGCCTGCTGCCTCAGATTGAAATGCAATGCCGGCAGTGCTGTTAGCAGATGTGAAGGCAGTATGGACGTGATACCAAGCATTTGTAATGACGGCCTTGATTGGCAAATAAACTCCTAAGCCATGAGTGGCTACGGTTTTATTTGAAACGCCAGAGCTGTCAAGTGCTGCGGTATCGAATGTTGCTACGGCCAATTTAGGCGTAGTTAAACCATCAATCTTAGTAATGGTTCCTCTTTGAATTCGATAATCAAGAGCGTTCACTCTTTGTTTTATTCTATATGTATATTTTGCCATATTGTTGCGTGCGCCGGCTGGCCATTATGAGTGGCCAGCCGGGTAAAATGCAATTAAATTAAAGTTAAGCAATTGCTGCAAGTAAGGCATAGACGGCTGTTGCGGCTACGACTTTTTGCACGTAATTGTCATGAACACGGATATAACGTGCCTCGGCATCCAAATCATCCCACTTCTTCACTTCACGTGTTTGGTAAGAGAATGTATAACCGAATGTAGGAGCTTTCAAACGAGAACCTTCATTGATGTAACAAACCCAGGCGTTGTTACCCCAGATGAAATCTAAGGCATCTGTCTGGCCTTCTTTAGCAGTGTTATACAAAGCGCCAGCAATGACAACATTCTTCAAGCTGAAGACACGAGCTAATTCAGGAGCGCCGACTGCACCACCAGTGATGGTGTATTTGATGCGGTCGACAATATCTGGATGGTCAATCAATTTGTCGAATACCGGTTGGCTTAAAACCAAGGTATTTGGACGTCTGCCGATTCCCTTTTGGACTGTCTTGATAGCCAAACGAATGTCAGCGATTGGGTCAGAGTTGGAATAGTCGGACCATTGGGAGGTGCCTGACAATGTCTTATATTGAGTGATGACGGCTGTATCTACCATGGTTGTAGCCAAGGCGATTTCTTTGTCAATCATCAATTGGTCGGTGACACTTTCAGTGGCATCCATTTCAGGACTCAAAGCGCTGTCGGCTTGGTCGATGACTTCGAATGGCACCTTTTCTTTCAAGGCATGGTCTTCAGCGTAGAAAGTGGCGGTGGTCAAGCCGTATTCTGTTTCGTTGGATTGAGATCCAGGAGCGCGCCTGGTCGCGTTGCGGCGGAAGTCAGCTTTATCATAAACGTAGTATGTACCTTGTTGTTTTTTGACAGGGAAAACTGGCATTAAAACTTCGGAAACATACGATTCGTTTGAGTATTTGACTGACAGGTCTGATAAGACCGGATCCACCACTACATCACGAATTGCAAACATAATTGTAAGTTAAATTAATTAATGAATTAATAGTCATTGGACTATTAAATAGATAGGGTGGACAAGGCCAATAAGACTTCGATTAAGTCATTTTGAGCAGTCGCAGTTTCTAATGCACGGCCGATAATGTTGGCTTTATCAGTTGTTGTAGTGACACCTTGGCCAGCAGCAGTGGCAGTGACGAAAGCACCGAGAGTGATGCCTGTGCTTGCTTGGACTTTAGTGGTTCCAAGAAAGCGGACAATCGCAGCTTCACCAGCTTTTGGTTTGTTCTGAAGTACGCCGATGATATTGTCAGTAGCCAGGGTAGCAATGGCAGCTTTGCCATTGGTATCAAGTTTCACGATGCAATATTTTGACGAACTCAAGTCCGCAGCCGCGATAAATGTCTTTTCAAAATCTTTGATTGATTGTGACATAAATGCAGATTAAAATTTGTTAATAAAATCCATTATTCAGCTTTTAAAGACTGATCATGGTTGTCGGTCAAAGACGGATTTTCGCGCAAGACTTGTCTCACAGCATCGCTATACTTCATTTTGACACCATTAGTGTTAGCCTCACTCATTTTCTTATCCGCTAAGTCTTTGATGTTGCCGGCGACTACATTTTTGTCCTCGCTGGACTGGCCACCGCCCACTTCTTCAAAACGCATCTTTGTGACGTCAGTTTCGATTGATTGGACAATTTCAGCGAAAGCCTTGCGCTGGTTCTCAGTCAAGCCTTTCATGAAACTAAATACTTTGTCGGTATTTTTCGGTAAAATTTTACCGGTTTTATTATTCTCACTAAAAATCAAAGCGTTTGATTCGGCTTTAATTTTTTGCTCTGATAATTCAGCAAATGCTTTAGCGCCTTCATCAGCTTTTAATTTCAAAGCCTGAAGTTCGCTGGCAGAAATCTTGACCATGCCGGCGTTTGTTTCTGACATGTCTTTTTTTTCTCCTTCGTCTTCCTCCGGTTCTGATGCTTTTTTGGCACCATCATCCTCTGGCTCGGATGCTTTTTTGTCTTCTTCTTTTTTTTCAGCACCGCCCATCTTAGCCTTCATGTCTTTGAGTAATGATTTATCATCCTCGCTCATGGTCTCAGCATCATCCTCGCTCATTTTATCACATTGTTCTTTCAAAAAGCTCTTGTCATCCTCAGACAATTCTTCAGCTTTTTTCTTCATGATGTCTTCTAATTTTTTTGACATATTTTTGTCGCTAAATTGTTTAATGATTGCCGGCTCGCTAAATACCACGGCCGTCAATTCTTTGAAATAAGGTTTATTGGTCAACGCTCCGCCAACCAAGACGTGTTCTTTGATCTCTTGAGTCTCCGGGTCTTCGTAGACCTCATAAAATTCAGGGCTAAAAAATTTGAACTCTTTTTGAGTTAACGCGGTTTTTCCACGTTGGTTCCAATCTACGTTGGCCCACAAACCGTCTGCCTCTGCTGTCAATTCCGTGAACCAACCGACAGCCGGTTGCTCATGGATGCCGTCCTCATGACCTTCAGTGATTGGCACGCCCTTGCGGATGCCGTCATTGAAGTTTTGGACGAATTGAGCAATGTCCGATGCCGTTATCACCATTGGTCCGTATATTGGGTGGTCCCAAGCTCCGGTTGGTATAACATGAATTTTCTTTGGCACGTCTCCGGCCTCAGAAAATCTAATCGGGAAACAAATTTTATATGACGCCTTCTTTTTGTCGGTGTCATTGGTTTTTTTCTCGCTCATAACCGTATGGTATATTTATAATAAATTAATTATAACACTTTTGCTAATGGCTGACAAAGTTATCCACAGTTTTTACTTGTTTAAATACTCTTCAGCATCGCCTCCTGGCTTAACAATTAGCTCGTCCGGTTGCTTGATGTCATTGACCTTTCCGCCGTGAGCGTTGCGTAAACTGTCCGGTATGCCGTCAATTTCTGGCTTTTCTTGCTCATCCTTCATGATTTCAACCCAGATCCCCCGACAGCTTGAGTGGAATGAACCCTCTCTTGCCATTGGATCATCTATGGGGATAACTCGGCCGTCCATGCTTAAGCAATAGTCGCATGTCTTGTTGTCTAAAAGCTCGGAACGTTGCAAGGCATAAATTTTATTAGCATATTTGTCAAATGCAGTGCCTCGGCCATCATTGACGTATCCGCCGACCATTGTTGTCGACATGTCATTAATGACTTTGTTTATAACCTTCTTTGCCTCCTGATCTGCTGCCCCCATACTAACCGCTACGCTGGCGCTCTTGTTGAGTTGGTCAATAATTGTGTGCTTTGTTGCTGATTCAATTTTAGCACCGTGTGTGGTGGCTATAGTGTCTGCTGCGATGTCTATGTTGCGTAACATCTCGGCACTATTGGCCGGTGTTTCTAGTCCCATTTCACGTGATGCTGCGTTCTTGCCAAACTCATAAGCCTTTTTAAATTCAGCTTTGAGCAATCCTTTGTAATCGTTATGGAACTTAACCTCTAGGTCTACAATGGCCTTCTTGTCGTTGTTGTGCAGTGCCTTGGTTAGTTTTTTTATGAACTCATCTGTCGCACTGGTCAACATTTTTTTACCCTGGGTACTTAGTCTATCTTCGGCACTGTTTATAAAGTCCTGGATCGAGTTGAAGTTAACCTTTTTTTCAGCAAACGTCATTTCGCGCCATCCTTTAAACTCGTTAGTTTCTCGAAACATTAAACGTTGCAAGTCACTTAACTTGGCGCTCATTACCTTGACTGTTTCAGCGAAGATGTCTTTGTTGTCCGGCATCTTTGATAACTTTGCCAGCCGGTCTTTTAAAAATTCAATCTGGTCTTTGGTATCCATATTGCTCATCCGGCGCATAATTGCTAACTCTATTTTTTCAGAATTAACTTTTTTTTTAACCTCCTTGGTCACGCCCAAATCCTCAGCCACATCGGCCGCATCCTTATCGATTGGCTCATCGTCAATTTCACCGTCATCGTCTTGGTCCATTTCAGGGAAACCAAGCATCTCGCGCAGGTATTGCTCGTCACGATCATTCGGTTTAATCATGCCGGCTTGACCTAAACGCTGAAGGGCTGTGGATAAGGTGTTAATATCTTCTTTGGCCACGCCGTTGTACTTAAGCGTTGGGTATTCAATGACGCCATCGTAGTTTAAATCAACCAGCTCTTTAATCGCACACTTATTAAAAGTTCCGGCGATATTGTTAGCCATTGATTCAAGTGATTTCAAAAACAAATCGCTATGGTCGGTTGACGTTGCTCTTGAGCCACTGGACGTATTGCCCAGCTCTAAAAACTGAGCCAACACAGCCACTAAAATTTGGCGGTTATGATATTTAATCGGTGCCTCGGCATCCTTGGTGTTCTGAGCCTTCATGTCTTTGAAGTCGACAGTGATGTTTGCCGGTTCAATTAAATAACCATTCTCGCTGGCTCTCAAATTCTTTAAAATTTTAACCGCTTGTTGCTGGTCTGCATCGCTGTAGCCATCCTGCATTTTGATAAACGGTATACCCATTCCTTGTCGCTCGTGCGCGATAGCATCAATCTTCTCGAGTTGAGTCTTCATGTACCAATGCTTGTAAGCACTACGCAAGCCAGAAATACCCCACCAGTTGTCGCCTTCTTTTTCGTGGACAAAGATAATAAGTTTATTCATCGGGATGTCGACAGTTGGTCCGGTGTAGAGTAATTGGCGTATACCGGCGTTACCGTCACCCATCTGCCATTGAAGAATTGAGCGGGGTAGGCGGGGAGCAAACTTTTTCCAAATGATTTTTTCCTTGCCTTCGACCTCTTTGAAGTCAAACACTTTTTCAAATAAAAAGACGCCATATTGAAAACTCAACAGCGCCTGTCTGAGGATGTCATCCCAAGTTATTTCTTGGTATTCAAATAATGCGTGTTTAATAAAGTCAGCAATCTCCAAGTCTTTTTCGTCCTGGCTTGCCGGCTCTACGTACCAATTGGCTCGGCGTACCGGCAGGGTGCAGGCGAGTAACGCTTGCTTGACCGTTGCATCTGACCTAGCCATCTCGTCATACACCCGCATTGCAACACGACCGCTTAACTGAGAGTTATAATCTTCGTTGATAATACCACGAAAATTATACGTGCCGGTCATGCCAATCTCAGGCATGATGATTGACTTGCCTTGTGGCTCTGGATCGGGTGGATTCATGGCCGGATTAATATTAGGCGATGAAGTTTGCACATCATTGATTACCTTCACCTTGGTCTTTGTTGTATCTGACGAACTGGCTTTTTTAGGCATAAATTTATTTTAAAATATTTTATTCAATAAACCTTCAGTAATTGCTCCGTCCTCGCTACCGGTCTGACGGACTTCATTGATATTAACTTTTGCCACGCCTAGTGGCCAATGTTTTAAAGCGCACATGGTTGCATCAGGGATGTGATCATCTTTTTTAACTGGCTTGTCGCTATCCTTGGCATAACGATAGCGCTTGTGTTGCCAGATTGATATTTTACTGCTCTTTGGTATGCGGAGCAGTTGTCTTTGAAAATAGGCACGGTAATTACCCAGCAAACTAAAGTCACCATCACTGCCCGGCGTGCCAAACTTCTCACGTCCGAACACCACTTCAACCACCCGGCAATTATAACGTTCTTTGTCCACTGCGTTGGCTTGTGAGCGCGCGCGGGAGAGAGCTGTCACCAATGCATTGTTTTCAAACTTGCCGGCACTGTCGGCGTAGATGACCTTTATGCGGTGATCATAAACCTTGGTAACCGTATCATTAATAATCTTTTCACTGGCGACCTGCTCGTATGTCTTACACGATAGTTGAACCTTAGCGCCATCTAAATGGCTCATCAATTCAATTACGGCTGTCATTGAACTAAAACCCCAGTCGATACCCAATACGCACTCCGCACCGTTTTGGTAATTATACTGCTTTTCCGTTTCATCGTCAAAAATGCAAGCCTCGACATCGATTGGATCGTTGACCATTCCTTCGGCGCTTGGTCTGGCTCCCATCATTTCAACCAAGAACCAATCGTCTGAGCGACGACTTCTCCAGGCGTTTATAATGTTCATTATCGGTACCCATCCTTCTGGGTCACCAGTCTTGCCGTCTGCTAGTTTCTCCAGCTTAGCCAAGTCAGGAACATCGTTTAACAATTGCTTATCGTTCCAAATGGCCGGGTCAAATTCTTTCGCTACGTCAAATATATCCCAGGAGTAACGCGTGTAACCGTACTGGTCAGCATTGTCCCAGGTGTCTTGAAATATACCAAATATCTTATGGAAGGTTGATGTCATAATAATCAGCGGGTCTTCGGACGTATCGACCATTGGCAAAGCGGACAATATCAGCTCATCTTTTGTTTCACACGTTTCATCACTCATCAGCACGTCTGGATGCGGACCACGAACTTGCCGGGGAGATGCGGTGACCGCTTTGAAGTATGATCCGTCACTTGCTATGGTACCGTCCATTGTCGGCTCCTTGGGCAATTGGTCAAGCAAGCATTTGTTAGCGTTGAGTGGTATTAAAAAATAATTATAGACACCTTTTGCTTGCTCGTATGAACCGCCCATGTCAACCACCTTCTTGTGTTTAAAAAACCACAATGCAAAGCCAAGGCTACCTAAAAACCTTGACTTGCCTCCACCACGTGGTGCCTTCATAATTACATAATGCCCGGCTCGGCCGAACCAGATGTCGGCAAATATCTCACGCAGTTTCTTCGGCCAGCGTGTAGATGGGTCATGGTGTTGCAGAAAGGTTATCGGCTTGTTGTTATAATTTTTTTCTATCTCATCGTTATTAACCGTTCGCCGACCCACTAAGCGTTCCTTGAGTGACAGCGCGATCTGTTTCGATGATGAGCTTGTCGATGATGTCATGGAATTGTTTTTGTTTATCAGCTGGTAATAAATCAATCATGGTAAATAAGTCATCCTTACTAAATCCGATTAAATTGCGATGCTCCATGACCTGTTTCTTATCCCAGCCTTTGAAGTATGCCAGCCATAGCTCTACGTCTTGAGCCATACCGTATGTCACGCATCGTTTATAAAGCGCGGCAAATACATTTGGTGTTTTTGCAAAGCCCCAGTCCAATGTCACATTATCAATTTGCTCTTTGAAGTCTTTGCGTTTTTTCCATTCTGATAATGTTGCCTGATTGACTTTGTATTTTATAGCAAAGTCACCCTGGCTTTTTACTTCCCCACGCTCGTGTGCCGGTAATGAAAACCAAGCCACAAACTCACGATAGGTCTGCTCTTTAATCAATGGACCGTTGGCCGACTTCTTTTTGTAAATTCGCGGCTTTCTTGTAATTATCTTTTTGGGCATATTAATTAGTCTTTATTTGACTTTTTGACTGTTTTGTTGTTAGACAAAATATTTGTTAATAATTCAGCCTTTTTGCCAGACTCTTTTTCCCATCGAGCGATTATCACATCGATGTACTTCGGGTCTAGCTCCATGCCGTAGCAAACGCGCCCGGACTTCTCTGCTGCGATTAGCGTGCTACCGCTACCAAGGAATAAATCCATCACAACCTCTCCACGCTTACTGCTATTGCGAATTGCCATGTCGCACAGTTCGAGTGGTTTCATTGTCGGGTAATCAATGCTCTTGGTCGGCTTAGCAAATCGCCACACATCCATCTTCTGTTTTTTCCTGATGACCTCGCCTTCCTTAACTTCTCCCTTAACTTTAACCTTAAATCCTTGGAAACTGATTGTGGTGTAGCCGTCTTTAAATTCCGATTTAACTTTACTTAGATTTTCCCAAACATCAGCGTTGTTACGGTCTTGACTAAAATAATGATTGGTTATCTTCGCCGGGTAGCCGTATAAAATTGGCTCATACGTTCTCTGGTAATCAGAATGTGAAAAAGTAAAATTATCTTTAACCCAAATAATATAAGTTTGCCAATGCCCCCCCCCTGTAACGAATGAGCTTTTTAAATTCTCCAGTTCACTGCTGGACATGCAGATGTAGATTCCGCCGGTGCAAAAGTTAATAAGATTTTGGCATACTTTGTCAAGGAATAAATTAAACCCTGACCGGTCCATTTTATCATTAAGAATGCCCTCGCGTTTCTTTGGTCCCTTTTTATGATTGGCATAACTTCCACCGCCCTGGTAGTCAACGTTGTATGGTGGGTCAGTGAATACCATGGTTGCTTTTTTACCGCCCATCAAAGCCTCAACGTGCGATTTTTCTGTTGAGTCGCCACATAGTACTAAATGCTCGCCTAAGGCGTACAGTTGCCCCATTTTAGCCTTTGGTGTGTTTATTTTCTCCAGTTCCTCCTCTAGGTCAAAGTCTTCATCATCCTCGCTACTAAACATGCCATCAACCTCGGCGCTCTCAAAGCCAACGTCCAGCAAATCGGCCGGGTCAAAATCAAGCAATAGCGTTGGATCCCATTCGCCATCGTTCCGGTTACTCTCCAGGGCAATCTTATCAGATTCCTGCTTTGTCAGTTTCCGGCTCGGAACTAAACAATCAATCTCTTTGTAGCCTAAATCAAGCAATACTTTTTGACGCATGTTACCGCTCAATATTACTCCATCGGTATCCAGGACGATGACGTCATGAAAGCCTCTCGCCTCAATACGTTCCTTAAGTTTGGCTAATGCTGCCGTGCTTATTTTTCTTGGGTTGCGTTCCCAGTTTTTTAAGCTGTCTACTTTTCTTTTTTCAATTTTCCAAGTTAGTTGTGTTTTCATAAAATAAATAACCCCTACTTAATTAAAGCAAGGGTTATCATGCCGGGTCTACCCGTGAGGGCTTTCCATAGCTTACGCCTATGACCATTCTCAGTATAACATTTTTTAATGTGTAATCAAAATTAGCAATCCCAACGTGTTAGTTTATAGCCATCACTGTCGCGAAACTCACCGCTAGCAACAACGATAATGTCAATCATTGCCCATAGTCCAAATCCTCCAAAAGTCAGAATCATAAAGATGCCACTGACTATTTTACCTACGTAGAATCGATGCACGCCTATCATTCCAAAAAAGAAAGCGAGTAATAAAGCCACGAGGCGTGATTTGTCTGATGGTTCAGTTAGTTTTGTCATATGGTTAAAATATTTTGCCTATCATAATGCCAAACATAATGCAGGCACCGATAAGGAATAATAATAAAATCCCTGTTAAAATTGTCATATATTTTTATTTACTTCTTTTTGTAAAAATTCATCAAAGCAATACTTACCATCGAGGTGTTCAATCTCGTGCTGGAATACTCTTGCCAAAAAACCTTTAGCATCGAGCTTTAGTACCGATGATAGTTTTCCCTTAACCACTACCTGGTACTCCATCTCGATTTTATACCACCTGCTTTTGTCAAAAAATTCCTGGCCTTCTTTTAAGCTCATGCACCCTTCCTTGTCAACTACACAGCTCTCCGTGTGTCTAATTATTTTTGGGTTGACTATGATTGCCTGCCGGGTGACAAAAAAGCGTAGTGGCTCTTGGTTGTTAACCTGAGGGTGGGCTAGTGCGACACAGTGATCATACCGGTTTATCATTTCAATCATCTCTCTTGCGTCACGCATTACTTGCTCGCAGTCATTATCAACGACTGGTCTGCTGGTTTGATAGTGGACTTCAACAACCTGCATACTATTCTACGACCACCTGGTCGGGTTTAAAACCTTCATTGGGCAAAGCAATCTGGATGGCTGGCTTTTTGTTTGATTCAATTACGATATCAATTTCTTCAGTTGAATAACTATTTCCACCATCGGCCATCAAGTTACTTTCAACCAAATCAATAAGTTTCAAATAATGACGGCAGTTCTTAATACCTTCACACATTGAAATAATCAATTTATTAACGTCAGAATAAATAGGTTCGCCAGTGTTTGGATTTTGTCCGACTATTTGTTTAAAATTTGCATCTTCTTTTTTGACACTCAAGTAATGTTCAAGGTCAAGCATATTAGCAATTAACTGGTCACCGAAGATGTTGCGGTATTTTGTTAAAAATTGCTCATTTGATAGTACGAAATCTGTTTCAATGATTTCGCCGTTTCTTGTTTTTGCGGTCATAAATTTTATTTATCGGGCTGTTAAAGTTCGCCCGGTTGATTATATTACTTTGAATAATGACAATATCCCAAAAAAGAAAATGCCAACGAATACCGACCAGGCGAGGATATAGACAACCTCGTTAATTAATTTTTTAAAATAGCTCATAATAATTATTACTTAGAGGCTGTCTTAATTCTTTTGGACAGAATCAAATCCTCGGTTACTTTTTTAGCACGTTTAATTTTGGCTTGGCAAGGGATGTTTTTTTTGCTTTCCGGGTATGGCATTGGTTCGTGGCCGTCTTGGTGGTGTTTGCGATACTTAATGACGCGGTCTTTTTTCTCTCCGGTCTTGTCATCAATGTCGACCGTTGTGATTCTAGTTAATGCACGGTTCCGGTTGACGTTGTGTTTTAGTTCGAAGTCTTGACGTGATTTACGCTTTTTCAAGACCTTGGTCAGGCTTGGCTTAGACATAGGGTTTTATTTAATTTTAATATTGTTGAACTAACTCTAGCTGAGGTGGCAGACCGTCAGGGTAGGCCTCACTGTAAATTTTCAGCCTCTCCTCGAGTGTTTTACCGCCGTAGTTGTAATCTGCCATTATCAAGGTGTGGTGAGCATCAGCATCGTCCATTTGCAGTCTGGAGAACGTTGATTGCTTTAGTGCCTCCTTCCAAGCCGACCTGACCTTCGGGATTAATAAAGCCATCATAACAATCTTTAGTCCGTGACCAATCTTTTCAGATACTGCTGACTGCGATCGTTGTTTAAATATTTCAGCCAACCGTTTTAATTCCTTGCGTGGCTTTTTATAAAGCCGGTAGGAATTTGTTTCGCTCATCATGTCCTGCATCATATACCGGTAGGCATTATCCCACTCGATAATGTTAGCTATAATCTTAGCCATCGACTTCGCTCGGTTGAATCGCACCGCTATTGGTATGCCGTCCGAAAAAATATTAATTAAGAAGTTTTCAACAAATTTTCTAAGCTCGCCGGCGCTGATGCAATATCTTTTTTCGTCCTTCCAGTAAATTGGCCGTAATTGCCAATCGCAAAGCCGGACATACTCATCAATTATTCTCCCGCTATTGATAAAGATTGCCTGCCAGCCGATTGCTAAAAATAGTCTGGTTATTCTTTTGACCATCTGGATCGCGTTGATAGCATCCATAAACGGAAAGCATTTTTTTGGATATTTTAAACCTGTAAAATAAAGATACACTCCTCCGGTTTCAGGATACTCTGCTCGTTCAAAAATATTAACCACAGTCCTTTGCTCAAGTAATTGCTCTCTTGGCTTGGAAGATGATATTTCAAACAATTCCCTTGGCGGTTGAATAATATTCATCTCTTGATCATCGTTCATTGCTATTGTTGTCATATATTTTTATTTAACGTCACAATAATAATTAGTAGCACCTTTTACTGTGCCAAGCCCAGCGTCAGAACATTTATTAACAATTTGTATCTGAAGGTCAATGTCTTTTAGTGTTTCATTTCTACTCCACTCAGGAAAACTCTGGCAACCAGCTAAGAGAAAAATGATTGGTAGTAATAGTAAATATTTCATATCTTTTTATTAGGCATTCCTTTTTTAAGTCTTGCCTGGGGTTAGTTGTTAAAAGGTTGTATATGGATCTGTTTCGTCTTTAACAAAAACTACCTGTTGAAAACTAAATAATCTCACAACTCTGTCATCAAAAACAACATCATAAAACCACCTGTCTCCTTCTCCTCCAGCAAAATGTTCCATTATTTCATTAACTCCATTTTTTCCTACAAAGTATTCGTTATCCATTCCGTGGTCATCTCTATAAGTTATTGATTGTATTTTTTTAATCATATATTTTCATTCCAAGTCTAATAAGTGCTTGGGGTTAGTTAAAAATTAGTTGTTAATTCATTTACTTCTAATTTCTTCGATACCCCTACTTTCATCAATAATATCTTTAACTTTATTTAATGCAGTCCAAAAACCAATTTCTTTATTATTCTTTTCGTGTTCTCTTTGAAAGTCTATTTTTATCATATAATTTATATTAATTACCTCCTCTTAGGAAGAGCCGTTAAGGAGGGGTTTGGATTATTGATTAGTGCAGGGGAGAAAGAACTTCTAAACCTTAATCTCGTCTGAACGGACTAAGTGGCGAAGTCAGCATCTATCTCCCCTTCATCAATCAACAATTTAATTATTAACTAATAGCGGCGTCCTACAACCACTGGCCATTTTGGTTGTTGATTATTTCAAATCAAAACTTTAGACTAAATCAGTTATTACCGATTAATGGACGCTTAACCCATTATCTCCGCCACTATTAGTTAACAATTTCTCCAAGACTTATCCGTGCCTTTGTCTTGGAATGGTGTGTGGCGTGTACAAGTAAGAACTACTTTGCTCGGACCACGGTTGTTTTGGTTATTCTTCTAATTTAAATCCCAATGCTCCTAAAAATCCTTCTAGGTTTTCCTTTTTGATTATAATCGAACCGCCTCTTCCATAAAATTTAGCACAATTTAATTCAGCACCACGCAGGTCAGCACCACTCAAGTTAGCACCACGCAGGTTAGCGTCACTCAGGTTAGCGTCACTCAGGTTAGCACCACGCAGGTCAGCACCACGCAGGTCAGCACCACTCAAGTTAGCACCACTCAGGTCAGCGTCACTCAGGTCAGCACCACACAGGTTATCGTCACGCAGGTTAGCGTCACTCAGGTTAGCGTCACTCAGGTTAGCACCACGCAGGTTAGCACCACGCAGGTTAGCACCACACAGGT